AAAGCTGAAGGTTATGGCTTTGTGTCTAACATTGTAGTTAATGTTGATGGTTCTTGTAATGGTTTACAAATTTACTCTTTAATGTTGAGAGACAAAAAAGCAGGTGAGTTAGTAAACTTGTTACCAAGTGATAAGCCAAGAGACATTTATCAATTAGTTGCAAACTCAGTTATTGAGACACTAAAACAACATGCGGCAGAAGGCAGACCGTATGCACAACAATGGCTTGACTATGGAGTTAAGCGTTCAACTACTAAAAGAAGTATTATGACTATCTGTTATGGAAGTACCAGATATTCTTGTACGGACTTTGTGGTTGAAGATATAACTAAACGTAAAGACAAAGGAGAGATGCACCCTTTTGTTGATGATATGTTTAAACCTTCATCATACTTAGCTAGTATAATCTGGGATAGTATTGGTGATAATTTAAAATCAGCAAGAGTTGGTATGAAGTTTTTACAAGATATAGCACGTATTGTATCTAAGTTACAGTTGCCTATACATTGGGTTACACCAGTTGGTTTTCCAGTGTATCAATCTTACCCTGAGATGAAGTCTAAAAGAGTTAAGGCTATGTTAATGGGTGAAGTTATAAAACCACGTATCAATGTAGAAGATGATAAGACTGATAGACTTAGAATGTCTAATGGAGTTGCACCTAATCTGGTTCACTCTGTAGACTCTGCGGCTATGATAGAAACTGTCAATGTTGCATTAGATAATGGTATAATTAACTTTTGTAATGTGCATGACTCCTTCGGTACTACTGCGGCAGACGTAGAAGTATTAAATAAAAGCCTAAGAGAAGCCTTTATTACAATGTTTACTGAAAATGATATATTAGAGAATTTCAGAGATGATGTATTAAGACAACTTCCTGAAGATGCTGAAGGCAATAAGCCTAAGTTACCTGATGTTCCGCAAAAAGGTGATTTAGATATTAATGAATTGCGGAAAAGTGAGTTCTTCTTTGCGTAAGCAAAGTAAAGTACCCATAGTAGACAATAAAAAAGGAGACTTAACAATATGTCTAAAAACAACAATGTAAGGATTGTTACGCCAATCGGTATTTCACAATACGCATGGCTTACAACTCCTGATACACAATTTGATGCAGATGGTCATTATAAGACTAATCTTATTGTGAGTGCAAAAGAGTCTCAGTCAGTTGTCAAAGCGATTGATGATGAGATGAAGAAAAGTATTACTCTTGCTAAAGAGAAGACTAAAGGTAAAGAACCTAAAATGGCTAATCTTCCGTTTGAAGAAGAAATCATTGAAGGTAAACCTACTGGAAATCTTATCTTCAAGTTTAAGACAAAAGCTAAAATCATAACAAGAGATGGTAAAGTTATTCCAAATAAAGTTGCTATCTTTGATAGTTCTGGGAAACCTATGGTTGATGCTAACGTCTGGTCAGGTAGTGAAATGAAAGTATCAGCAGAATTGATACCTTATTTTACAGCTATGGCAGGTGCAGGAGTAAGTCTAAGGTTAAGAGCAGTGCAGATAACTAAACTTGTAGAGGGTGGAGCAGGTAACTCAAAAGGTTACGGCTTTGACGAAGTTAAAGATGGTTATGTTGCACCAGAAGATAAGACATTTGAAAATGAAGTGGCAAACTCGCAAACTGACTTCTAATCAAGTAGGTCTTAAATATGGTTTTAGGTCAGGCTTGGAGATAGCAATATCAGAAGAGCTTGACTTAAATAAAGTTAAATATGAATTTGAATCAATAAAATTAAAGTATACCGTACCAGAAAAAGTACACACGTATACACCTGACTTTTATTTAAAAGATAAAGATTTCTTTATAGAAACAAAAGGGTTGTTTACTTCATCAGATAGAAAAAAGATGAGGTTTATAAAAGAACAACACCCTAAATTAGATATTAGATTTATCTTTAGTAATAGCAGACAAAGAATTAGTAAAAAAAGTAAAACAACTTATGGAATGTGGTGTGAAAAATATGGTTTTAAATATGCAGACAAACATATTCCTATTGAATGGTTATGATGGAAGATAAAGATATAAAAGAATATCATAATCTAGTTAATAAATTAGAAACAATGAACAACAAAAGAAAAGAAACAAAGTATATAGTTATTCATAGCAGTGAGTCTTCTCCTAAAGAAGATTTTGATGTTAAAGATATTGATACTCAACACCGTAAAGATGGTTTGTTTTCTTGTGCGTTCCATAAAATAATAAAAAGAGATGGGACTATACAAGATGGTAGAGATATACAAATAGCAGGAGCTCATATTGCAGATGGTTCTTTAAAGTTGTCTAATAAAAATTCTATAGGTGTCTGCCTTGTTGGCGGAAAATCTATTGATGGTCAGCCTGATTGTAACTTCACGTTCAAACAGTATACCGCTTTGGTAACCCTTATTAAAAAGTTGAAACAGGATTACAATGAGGCTGACGTAGTAGGTCACAGAGATGTGACAGACTCCGTATCTCCACACTTTGATGTAACAGAGTTGTTGAGATAGTTTGTTGGGGTGGCAGAGAAGCGAGAGTGGAAACTGTCACCCCTAAATAATCTAACAAAAAATTTTTATGCAAAAAACAGAGAGTGAATTTTTATATCATACATCATGTGATAACTGCAATTCTAGTGATGCCAACTCCGTCTATTCTGACGGACATACATATTGTTTTTCATGTAACACAACAACAAAAGGAAATGATTTGAATAATCCAATCGCAACAGAAACCAGTAAAGAATTTATTGAAGGTAGTATTACAGAATTAAGTAAACGTAAAATTAATTACAACACAGTTCAAAAATTTAATTATCAATCTGGTGCATGGTTTGGTAGACCATGTCAAATAGCAAACTACTATAACAAAGACAAAGAATTAGTTGCACAAAAACTAAGATACCCTGATAAAACTTTTCAGTGGTTAGGTGATGCAAGAGAAGCAGGTTTGTTTGGTCAGCATTTGTGGAGAGACAAAGGAAAGATGTTGATTATTACAGAAGGCGAGATAGATGCAATGAGTATATCTGCTATTAACCAGAATAAATTTCCTGTTGTTAGTATTAAATCAGGAGCTCAAGGAGCTAAGAGAGATATACAAAGAGAGCTTGAATGGATTGAAGGCTTTGACTCTGTTTACTTTTGTTTTGACCAAGATGAACAAGGTAAGAAGGGTGCAATAGAATGTGCAAAATTACTTACACCAAACAAAGCAAAGATATGTACGTTACCATTAAAAGATGCTAACGAAATGATACTTGCAAACAAAGTAAAAGAATTAACAGATTGTATATGGTCAAGTAAAGCATACAGACCTGATGGTATTATTTTAGGTGCAGATATTTGGAATGATATACAAAAAGAAGATACTTATGTAACAGCACAATATCCATTTGAATGTTTAAACGCAAAGACTCATGGACTACGTAAAGGTGAGCTTGTTACAGTAACAGCAGGTAGTGGAGTTGGTAAGTCTAGCTTTTGTAGACACGTAGCTCTAAGTTTATTAGAACAAAAATATACTGTTGGTTACATAGCACTAGAAGAAAGTGTTAAACGTAGTGCACTTGGTATTATGGGTGTGCATCTAAAGAAACCTTTACACTTAACAAGAGAGGGAATTGATGAGACACAATTACATACCGCCTTTACCTCTACTATTGGTAATGGCAATTTTTATTTATATAATCACTTCGGAGCAAGTGCCGCAGATAACTTACTATCCAAGATAAGATATTTAGCAAAGGCATGTAATGTAGACTGGGTAATACTAGACCATTTACACATGGCATTGTCTGCATTGGGTGATGAACATACTAATGATGAAAGAAAACTTATAGATTATTTTGTAAGTAAACTTAGAACATTAGTAGAAGAGACAGGCATTGGATTAATTTTAGTTAGTCACTTACGTAGGTCAACAGAAGGTGACAAAGGTTTTGAAGATGGTAAGCAAGTAACTCTTAGTAGTCTTAGAGGAAGCCAGTCCATAGCTCAACTATCTGACATGGTGCTTTCCATGAGTCGTGACTTAAAAGCAGAAAACAATATTGCTAAGTTACAAATATTAAAGAATAGATTTTCTGGTGAGACAGGCAACGCATGTAGTTTACATTATGATTTAGAAACAGGTTGTTTAGCTGAAGTTAAAGCAGAGGTATTAGATGACTTCTAATGAATTAAAAAGAAAACGACAAATGATGACATGGACTATGTATGTTATGGACGCTGTTGCTAAAGCTAAGAGAACAAAATCAACAGTAACATTACATGTAGGAAAAGAAAGTTCTGCTATGTTATTACAAGACGCATTGTTGTCTTTAGCATTTAGCGGAGAAGATGCGGCTTGGAATGTTCAAATAGAAGCACACACATTACATTAATATGACACAACCACCACAAGTAACTAAGAAAATATTAAATGCAGATTACGTACAACTGACATGGAGCGATATAAACTCTGACAGCTCGTGGAAAACTTTAAAAGATGCTATGAATAGTACACCAACAATTTGTATATCAACTGGTTGGTTAATTAAAAAAGATAAAGATGTTCATATCATAGTTGCTGATGTAAACTTTGAAGACAATGGTACTCTTGGAGATGTAGGTAACATAACTACAATACCATCAAGCAACGTATTAAAAATTAGAAAGATAAGATTATGAGATATTGTTTTGATATAGAAACAGATGGATTTTTAGATACAGCTACTAAAGTTCATTGCATTATACTAAAAGATATAGACACAAACCAAGTGTTACATTTAAACAACGCACAGGCTGTAAAGAAATTAGAAGAAGCAGAATTAATTATTGGTCACAACATTATTAAGTTTGACATACCAGTTCTTAAAAAGTTTTATAATTTAAAATCAAAAGCAAAAGTTTTTGATACTATAGTAGCAACAAGATTGTTATTCCCTGATATTAAAGACCAAGATTTTAAACATAAGAATTTTCCAAGAGACTGTATTGGCAGACACAGCTTGAAAGCGTGGGGTAACAGGGTGGGCGAATATAAAGAACAGTTTGATACAGATTGGAAAGAATTTAGTGTGGGTATGCTAGAGTATTGTATTCAAGATGTTCAAGTGACTCACACTTTATTCAACATGATTGAGAAAAAAGGTTATTCACAACAAGCAATGGACTTAGAACATTATGTTGCTGACTTAATATTTAAACAAGAACAATATGGTTTTACTTTTAATAAAGAGAAAGCCCAAGAGTTATATACAAAGTTAAACACTAGAAGGATAGAGTTAGAAGAACAATTACAAAAAATATTCTTACCTATTACAGAGAAGAGAGTATCAGAAAAAACAGGTAAACAATTAAAAGATAGAGTTACAGTTTTCAATCCTAGTTCACGTCATCACATAGCTGATAGATTAAAAACTAAGTATGGTTGGGAAGCTAAAGAATTTACTAATGATGGTAAACCAAAACTAGATGATACTGTATTAAGTAAACTGGAATATCCTGAAGCAAAAATTTTATGTGAACATTTCTTATTAGATAAAAGAATTGCACAACTAGCTACAGGTACACAGGCATGGTTAAAACATGAAAAGAATAATAAGATACATGGTACTTGCAACACTAACTCTACAGTTACAGCACGTGCAAGTCATTCGTTTCCAAACATGGCACAAGTTCCAAGTGTGTCTGTACCTTTTGGTAAAGAATGTAGAAGTTTATTTACTGTACCTAATGGTAAGAAGTTAGTAGGTATAGATATATCAGGATTAGAAGTTAGAATGTTAGCTCACTTTATGTCTAAGTATGACAATGGTGAGTACACAAAAGTTGTATTAGATGGTGACATACATACAGAGACACAGACTCTTGCAGGTTTAGACTCAAGAGATTTAGCAAAGCGTTTTTACTATTGCTTTTTATATGGTGGTGGCGTTAAACGTATTGCTGAAGTAACTGGTAAGAAGGTTGGTGAAGCATCTAAGATTAAAAAAAGATTCTTAAATAATTTACCTGCTCTTAGTAAACTAATAGAGCAAGTACAATTAGCGGCAGAGAGAGGACACATAGTTGGTCTTGATAAGAGACAGATTAAAGTTCGTTCAGCACACGCCGCATTAAATACATTGTTACAAAGTGCAGGTGCACTGGTGTGTAAACAATGGCTAGTTGAGTTTGATAAATTAGTTAAGGATATTCCTGAAACCCAACAGGTAGTTTGGGTGCATGACGAAATACAGGTTGAGTGTCTTGATAAAGATGCAGAGACCGTTGGTAGGTTAGCTGTCAAAGCCATTGAATGTACTGGCAAACACTTCCAATTAAGACTCCCATTAACAGGAGAATATAAAATAGGTAACAACTGGAGTGAGACACATTAATGAATAAGAAGTTTGACAAAGACCTGAAGTATGGACAGGAACGAGAGAATAGGATTGTATCTATACTTGATAAAGATAAAACAAAACTAGAAGTAAAGACTGAGAGAGACTGGTGGCAGAAGTCTGGTAACATGTGTATTGAAGTAGAATGTTATGGTAAGCCGTCAGGTATTATGGCAACAGAAGCAGACTACTGGGTTCACATATTAGCTGATGGTGATAAAGATTTTGTCCGTATGATTTTTGATACGTCAACCATTAAAAAATTGACAAAAAAATATATGAAGAATATCAGAAGTGGCGGTGATGGTAACAAGAGTAGGTTTGTTTTAGTTCCGTTGTCTGAATTATTTTTAAAAAGAAACGTACAATAGGAGAAGACATGAGTGATAAACTAAAAGGTCGTAAGGTATTGTTAATAGATGGTGATATTTTATTATATCAAATAGCTCTTAACAATGAAGTAGATACTCATTGGGGTGATGGCTTATGGACATTACATTGTGATGAGAATAAATGTAAGGCTGATGTTGATGCTGTAATAGATGACTTAGGTTCATCATTAGAAGCTGACGATTATGTTGTTGCATTAACTGATAGTAGTAATTTTAGAAAAGATGTACTACCATCATACAAAGATAACAGAAGAAACAAACGTAAGCCAATGGTATTAAAAGCATTACGTAACTATGTTATGGATAAACATAATGGAGTTCAGTGGAAAAACTTAGAAGCTGATGATGTTATGGGTATCATGGCTACTGAACCAACAAACGAAGAACGTATTGTAGTTAGTATAGATAAAGATTTACGAACAATTCCATGTAACTTATCTGCTAATGGTTTAACAGTAGAACAAATACCAGAGAGATTAGCTGACTATCAATTTATGATACAGACATTAACAGGTGATAA